AATCGTTACTGTTAATGCAACAACAGGTGAAGAAACTGTTCGAGATTTAACTGCGGATGAAATAGCACAATTTGAAGCAGACAAAAGACGGTGGGCAGAACTTCGCGCCGAAGAAGAAGCTGCGGCTGAGAAAACTGCTGCGGATAAAGCGTCAGGTAATGCCAAACTTAAAGATCTTGGTTTAACTGACGACGAAATCGCTGCTATCACTAGCTGAGGATTGTTATGCCGTTCGGATCGAGTAAAGCCGCAATGATGGGAGCCGCTGGTGGTAGTTCCCCAGTGGAATTTTCTAACGGTAGTTCATCAACTATTGGTGATTACACCTATATGACATATGCCTATAGCGGCAGCGTTATTTGTGATAGCGGTGGCGAAATTGATTTGTTATTAGTCGGTGGCGGCGGTGGCAGTCCAGCGCTAACTGGCAGCAACACTGGCGGTGCTGGTGGCGGCGGCGTTCTTGCTGGTTCTGGAATCGAAGTAGAAGCCGGTACATATTCTTTAACTATTGGCGATGCTGGCGATACGTCATCTGCCGATAATGGTGGTGACACCATTATTAATATAGCTGGCTGGAATCTTTATGCCTGTGGCGGAGGCTACGGTGGTTACGGCGGTTGGGCTGCCTGTTCTGCTGGCGGATCGGGAACTAACGCCGGTACGACAACTCCTTACCAGCGTGCAGGTGGAGCAGGCGGTGGAGGCGGTGTGTGGTACGGCTACTGCGCTGGCGGTCCCGGCTACGGCCAACAAACTTACAGTTCTGGTACCGGTACCGGTGGAGGTACTTGGAGTACCCATCAGGCAGGTAATGGTTGGGGAAGTTTCAACTCTTATAACAACGTAGGTGGCGGTGGCGGTGGTGGCGGTGGGAACACGGCTAGCAGCGTAGAAGGTGTCGCTGGTTATACGTGGTTAGATGGCAATGTATATGGTAGCGGTGGCGATGGAGGCAATAGTGACCAAAGTCCTCCTGCTAGTGCTTATGGGCGAGGCGCAGGTTACCACAACCAAGCTTCCCAAGCTGGTGTGCTGATCGTGCGTTACTTAACGGATGGATAGCTGATGAGAACTTTTGCACAAGTAGACGAAAACAACATTGTGGTTAATCGTGCCGTATTTGAAGATGACTGCACTCCTGTAGATTTAGGGTGGTCTGGGTGGTACGAAACCGCACATAACATCCGAAAAAATTGGGCATCTATTGGTTCGACGTTTGTTCCAGAAGCAGACGGTTATCCTCTTGGATTGTTTTATCCTGCATCTCCACATAATGGCTGGGTGTTAGATGCTGACTATGTGTGGGGTCCACCTGCCGACAAACCTTACCCAGATGGCTATGGCGAACCACCTAATACTTGGTGGTGGGATGATCTGATTGAGGACTGGGACCAGAAATCCCCTGCTCCTGATCCAGAATGAACATCGTAGACGCACCCGGCAAAATTACTGCTGGTCGGCCACTTAAACCATTCGGCATAGTTGTCCACCACACCGCTTCCAACCGCAACGCAGATCCCGACAACGTGGTCGCAATGTGTGTTCGAGGAGTGAACAAGGTACCCGGACCTTTATATAACTACCTCATAAAACGTGATGGTACCATTGTCAAGTTGACGGCTGAGAATGTGAAAGCTAACCACGCTGGTCGTGGCTTACAGTCAGTGTTGACACGAATGCAGCAGAATAATCCTGTTACGGGTAACGCTTCGAGCGCCGGTAAGATCAGCGCTAACTCTCGTTTAATAGGTGTTTCAATTATTAATGACGGGTTAGGGGAAGATGTGCCCGAGGCACAGATGGACGCACTCGTAGATTTGTGCGCCTTTCTGTGCGACGGACACAACTGGAACCCCGACTGTGCGGTGATAGGCCACAAAGAATGGACTTCACGCAAAGTTGACCCCTCGTTTTCTATGCCAGAACTACGTTTAATGGTTCATCGACGCATGATTACATCAGTCCCAACAATGACTTTACCTAAAGAACCAGAGGACGGACTTGTTCCATTCCCCGGAACACTCCGCAAAGGCTCACGCAGCCAAGCAGTTGTTCATGTTCAACGAGTAGTAGGAGCTTTAGCCGACGGAATATTCGGGCGTGGTACACTCGCCAAAGTAAAACAATGGCAGCGAGCTAAAGGGCTTGTTGCAGATGGCGTAGTTGGTCCAAAGACTTGGGCTGCTATGCAGATACGGAGACAAGAAGTTGTTCAACCAGCGTTTTATTAAAGACAGTTTGGAACGTGGAATCTCTACCTTTGCTCAGGCATGGGCCGCAGCTATGGCTGTACCCGGACCTGACTGGGGTGATTCCTTGAAGATCGCCGGAGTTGCGGCGCTTATCGCTATTGCTAAGGCTGTTGCTGCCAGAAAAGTGGGAGATCCAGAAACAGCATCGGTTACTAGCTAGAAAGATGAGGCTGTTCGGTGCCGCTCCCTGCCGTCAATCCGTACAACAAAGATGAGATTGAGTATCAAGAGCCGGGGTTCGACTACGCCCCGAAATATCCGGGCAGCTACGATTACAACGAGAGTGGCATCCAATATCGGGAAGCTAACTTTCCTTATACGAAACGTGATGCGACTGTATCCGTCAGCACTATTGCGTGTTCGGCGGATCTGTCGCTTACGTTTGCATATGTTTATACACCGAAACGTCCGGGTGGCGTAGGCTATTCAAGCGGTTATGACTACAACAAGACCGGGTTCGATTACAACGAACGTGACACCTCGGTACCCGATAACCGTGTCTTGGTGGATTACAGCCAGTCGGGTGTTGGCTATTCCCAGCCTGTTGATACTGGTTTTACTGTTGCGGCGATTGCGACACCGGCCACAATCGGTGTTACGACGACGTTCTCGGCAGGCGTATCGGTCCCGGCGACGGTTACTCCGTCTACAGTCGCCTGTCCGGTAGTAATTGTACCTTCAGTTACTGCCAACTCAATCGTCGTACACGGCGGCATTACTACCCCAGCTACCCTCCCCTCACCCACCATCTCAGCGGTCGTTACACCGGCTACGGTGGCGGCTGCGGCGACATTCCCCGGTCACTCGCTCTACATCACTGTCGATGCGACGCCGGGAGTCATTGCAGCTACGACAACGATGCCTTCGGAAACACCGAGCGGTAATTACACAGCAGTTGTAGATACCATTGCGGCGACAACAGTGATAGGCGCAGACCCAATGTATCGATTAGTAGAAATACCTACTTCGAATATCGTGCCGCCGATAGGGAGGCGGGAAGACACAACCCCCGCCGGGTACGCACTAATGCGACATTTCCAACCGGGAGCACGGGGCGATAATATATTTATTATTAACGGAACAACTGTCCAAGATTATTTACCTGCTGACTGGGCAACAGTTACACGGTGGATATATGGAGGGCATGACAGTCCGAGAGATTTAACAGAGTCAGAAGAAACAGTGTTAGTTGCAGCCGGATATTCGTTCAGAGTAGGACCAGAGTAATGCCAATCTATGTTTACCGATGCCTCGATTGTGGGTTGTCACATGAGATCCGTCATGGATTCGATGAACCACATGACGGTGTTTGCGATACGTGCAAAGGCACTCTTCGTAAATACTTCGGTGAAGTACATATCGCTGCGTCAGCTACACCGACAAGAGGTATGCATGATGGAAAAGCGATCGATTGGTCTGGGAGTAAAGTTAAAGAAAGAGAAAAAGAAAGGGATATGGCAGCCTACAAACGCCTCCGGTCTGAAGGTATTCAGCCGAAGAACATTGATGGCTCTGCCAAAATGGAACGAGAAGCCTCAACCTCTCACGAAATTAAAGCCGGGACGCTTCTTCAAGGGCCGAAGTCAGAAAAGAAACGCAAAGAACGTGCCCTTAACGACGTTCTTGGGAGTGGATAATGACTGCACAGGCTTGGATTGATGAGACAAGAGACATGCTTTTGTCTGGTTATGTAGAAGAGCTACTTCTTTTAGCATCCAATATAGGTACCACTTCAGAAACAACGATTGAAGTTACAGGTGCAGGTGATTCTGGGATAGTACCCGGTGTCATCATTGAAATAGGTATGGAAGCTATGTACGTTAGCGCAGTCGCTGGCTCAACAGTCAGCGTCATTCGTGGGTATGGAGGATCTACTGCAATAACTCACACCGCTGGTGACATCTGTCGTATATCACCTAAGTTCCCTACTTACAGAATATTTGACGCACTCAATAATGACCTTCGTGATTTAACTTCTCCCGATAGCGGGATCTTTCAAATGAAAAGTTTGCAAAGCATTACATACAATGCTGCGAAACAAGGCTACGACCTTACAGGTTTAACAAGTGAAGAAGTTCAATCGATTTATTCTGTTACTTATACTGATCCAGTAGTTGTTGAGGCACGAGAGCCGGATATCCGCAAGTGGGAATTAAAACGTGATAGAGCCACTACCTCATTCGCTAGTGGGTTAGCGTTGGTTCTGTATCAACAAGCATTCCCCGGAAAGAAATTAAATATTAGTTATAAATCTCCGTTGACTTTGTTGACATCGACCGCAAGCACAAAGGCATCAACCGGATTGGCTACTACTGCCTATGATTTACCTCCTCTTGGCGCTGCTATCTCATTGATGGTTGGTACTCCCATACGGCGAGAGTTTATAGATGCACAAGGAAGCTCACGTCGGGCCGAAGAAGTACCACCCGGCGCTATCTCTGCTTCAATGCGAGATCTATGGGGACGTAGAGATAACCGAATAGCTGCGGAGGCTGCACGCTTACACGCCATGTATCCACAGAGGTCATAACGTGGCATTCAACTCTGAGCTTCTACCCGTAGAACTGAATGGTGTTTCCTACGCAATAGATACAGAAATGTATCGACGCACCACAGTTCCTGTTGCTCGTCAACAACGAGATAACAGTAAAGAGCCGGGAGAAAATACTCTTGACACCACAGGTGCATGGGTTAGATCACAAACAGATTGGTCTTATGGGGCAGGCCAACTGTATGTAGATAAAGAAGATTCAGATCGACGCCGATTTTATTCATCGCAAGGTATAGACATTTGGACTAAAGGTCAGATGACTTTGCTACCGACGACAGAAGATGCAGCTTCATCCCACACATTAGGTACAGAAGATCTAATAGTTAAAAGATTCGTAGCCACAGATGGTACTGAATATATTTATCTTGTATCAGATTCAATTATTTTCTACAGCAGTACTGGCGGAGCAAGTTGGACGACATTCAGTGTCACGAACAACGTAACCAGCATTACCTCAGATGGGACATCCGTTTATATAGGGCGAGATACCACCAATACACCGCTCACAGCCGCACTCGGAAGCAGCACGACATCAGCTTACGGAACAGAAACACCAGACATTCTCGCTGTTGTCGCTGGTCGTATGATCGGTGCAGATGCTAACTCGATTTACGAACTCGATGCTTCGGGTGCAAAGGTTTCATCTTCATTAGATTTTTCATTTTCGCTTTCATCAACAACATGGGTTGCAGTAACAGCAGCTTCAAATGGTATCTACGCAGCAGCTAACGCTGACAACACAGGCGCTCTCTATTACATAGGAGTCAACAACGCCGATGGCACATTGCGTACCCCAACTATCGCTGCTTCCTTACCTCGGAACGAAACCATTAACGCAATTATTTCTTATGCAGGTCTTATAGGTGTAGCTACAAGTGTTGGTTTCAGGTTAGCTTTAATCGACCAAAGCTCATCAGGTCTTACCTTAGGGCCAGCGATTGACACAGCGGGAGAAGTTTATTCTCTTGAAGCTGATGGCAGATTCATTTGGTTTGGAGCAGATAACGCACAGGTTTACCGTGCAGATCTATCTAAATTCACAGAGATACTTGTCCCTGCTTATGCATCAGACTTACAAATGTCAGGCACAGTAGCGGCAGGAGACAAGGTAGTTTCTTTAGCACGTTTAAATAACTCCTCTGACCCAAAGCTATTCCTTGCCGTGAACAAAGCTTCAGGTGCTGGCGCTCTTTATAAAGAAAGTTACACAGGGGTAAAGGTATCTTCGGGAGAACTAATTGCAGGGGAATGTACGTGGTCAACGGTAGTTCCTAAACTACTTCGATCAGGTGTCATCGACCTTGACCGTTCACAATATGAGCGATCCAAAACACCGTATCGTGAATCAGGTACTGACTATACAGATGGCGATAACACGTACACATTGGGTGAAGAAACAACGACTGCTGCGGGAAAGATAAGACTTAAAGCAGTTAACAGACAGAACACTTCCGCTTACATTCCTAGTTCAACAGGTTCTTTAACAACAGGGAACGCAGCTACATTTGTATTCCCGACTGACGAGTTGACAGCAATCTCTTATGATTTGACTGTCGAATTGGAAAGGTCAGCTACAGCTACCACTGTCGCACCTATTTGCCATGACTGGCAGCTAACTGCTGTCGCTGTGCCACCTCGTATAGATGAAATCATTCTTCCTATCTTTTTAAAACGAGAAGTAAGAACAGCCCGAGGTTCTGGCATAAACAAAACTCTCGCAGCTAAAGAAACTTTTGACAGCTTTCGCACATTGATGGATAGAGGTGAAGCGATCACTTACAAGGAAGGAGATCGCACAGACACAGTAACCATCGAAAGATTAGAGATGCAACCCGAACGTCTATCCGATGATGGTAGCTGGTGGGAAGGTACTCTACTGATTAGGTTATTAACTGTTCCATCCTGATCGGGGGCACATGGCTAAGGTTCTTTTCTTTGATATAGAAACAGCACCGAACTTGGCTTATGTCTGGGGTCAATGGCAACAAGATGTTATCGATCATCAACGAGAGTGGTACATCTTATGCTTCTCATACAAATGGGAAGACCAAAAGAAAACTCACGTCGTTTCTTTAGATGACTTTGATCTTTACAATGAAAACTCTGAGAACGATTTGGAAGTAGTAAAGAAACTCTGGGAACTATTGGACAAAGCGGACATTGTTATCGGTCACAACTCAGACGCATTCGATATTAAGAAAGCGAACGCAAGATTTGTTTACCATAACTTTGGGCCACCAAGCCATTACAGTTCTGTTGACACATTAAAGATCGCACGACGACATTTCAAATTCAATAGCAATAGACTAGGACACTTAGGCGAACATCTCGGCTTAGGTGGAAAAGAATCGACAGGGGGTTTTGAAACATGGGCAGGATGCATGAAGGGTGACGCTAAAGCGTGGGCAGTAATGAAGAAGTACGCTAAACAAGATGTCGATTTACTTATCGATATCTATGAACGATTGCGTCCTTGGGCTACAAACCACCCGAACAGAAATGTTATCGATCAAACCACGTTCGCTTGTCCAACGTGCGGCAGCAACAAGTTGCATAAGCGTGGTGTCAGGCGGACACGCACACTGACCTATCAGCAGTACCAATGCCACCGCTGTAAAGCGTATTGTAGAGAGCGGCTGGCACAACAAGTTGAACGCCCCGAAGTTATTTAGAGTCCGTTATATCTGGCCGGTAATGTTCGTTCCATGTCTGGTTTAAGAATATGTTTCTTACATTTGTGACAGCGGCACTCACCAATTAAATACTTAGCTATTGTGCCATGTTTTTTAAAGTCTTTTTTTTCCCAACGAATGTGACCAAGGTCGTCAACCTTCATTAGTAATCTTCCGGGTTAGAAGCATCATCCTTAAATAGTTGAGCCATCCGAAGGGCTTCCTCTTCACTGCGATACCAGTCACGAATCTGACTGTCACATATCACGGCATAACCTTGGACATTCAAGCTCGGTCCTATTTGCGCAGCAATTTCTTTAACTTTTATATTCATCGCTATTCTCCAATCACGATGTCCCATTTATTTTACCACGGATAGTGGTAGGTAGGGTGCCCCGGCGAAAGGAGAGGAAACTCCGAGGCACCCTGACCTTATTTCAAAGTCCGACGTAGCTCTCGGAGTCGCTTAATATTTTCTTCAAGACTCAATGATTCCTTAGTCATGTCATCTAAGTTCTTACGAGTTGCCTCGATACTTGCAACGATAGAAGCACGCTGGTCCTGCTGCGCTACCGCTTTCTCGTCAGCGATGCGCCGCAGCGCTGTCTCGAAAGCTGCTTCTGTGAAACCCCATGTGATTTGTAGAGCTTCGTAACATTCATGGACTGTCCATCCTGCGCCATGTGCAATCTCGACAAGATGTCGGATGCGGGTTGGTTTAACACCAAAAGGTTTACGTTCAAGTTCCTTCCACCAATGATTCAACATCGCTGTCAGATCCGTGAACTCTTGGTTTAGATATACTACCTCGCCCATCCATTCTCTCCTTTATTAGCTGTGCGAATGTATGCATTTCCATGACTACATATGCACCGCCTGTTCCAAAGTTGCGCCGCTTAACTATAGCAGCAGCAAATGTAGCATCAGCGTTAACTCGTTCATGCTCTGTTTCTTTCATAATCTGAGACAAAGACGAGAGAGCATCCTTCCTGTTTTTGCATTCAAATACAAATTCAGGTAGGTCAAGGCATCGGATATCCCCTACGTCCTTTGTCCCAGTCAGGGGCAACCGCATGAACTCATGCTTTGTATAGCTTTCGAGAAACCTAACGCATTCAGTTTCCCAAGCTGTCCCCTTTTGTTTAGATTTATTCATCGGCCTCAGTTTGTCTAGGCAAATACATCTCGGGTTCTTCTTCAACCATGTCTAAGTAACTATTGATTGCTGTTTGAAGGATGTACGACTGCGCTTGCATGAGCTTGTTGTTCTCATCCAACATTCCATTACTTGACGGATGGTTCTCAAACGCTTCAACCATCCTTAAAGCATGTAGTTCTAAGCGATCTGCAAATTCAGCAGGTACAACTACAGTTAAGATCCGTAGAGCCTCCGATAATACGGGCACCATGATGCTTTCTTCTTCCATTAGAAGGGTTCCTGATCGTCGATGAATGCGTCTTGGACAGTTTTAACTGCCTCTTTCGCAACATTATCACGATCCTTACCCTTCGGATACCAGCGCCAAGACGGGCCACCTTCGTCTGCATACAGGCAAAGTTTGCTTCGGCTCTCGCCTTCTTTACTTTCCCAACGATCCTGTTTCATGCGACCTATAAACATAACCCGAGTGCCCTTAGGTATCTCAGATATTCGTTCAGCTAGATCACCGAAACATTTAACGTCATACCAATCTGTTTCTTTAGTGTCATCACGACCACGTGTGACAGCTACGGGAACAGTAACAAATGCATTACCTGATTTAGCGTAACGCAGAGTAATGTCAGCGCCGACGTTGCCAGCGATAGAAATATTACTCATCTTTATCTTCCTCTCGTTTGCTGAGAATGTTTGCGAGAACATAGTTCCCGTCATGTTTATGCCAGAGATGTAGACCTAAGCCCAATCTCATTGCACATCGTTTGATTCCGTCAGATGCACATGCCTTTAAACGTGCTCCGTCCGTCTTCCAATTGTTTGGATTTTCGCACTCACCAACCTCTTGTATCGAGGTAGTTCGTCCGTCAACATCAACAGTAATAGTACAAAGGCAGCCAGTGACAGTACCATCAGCATCCCTAATAACATCATCAATAGAAAAATCATAAGCTCCCAAAATTCCTAAGAGAAATTGTGTAACTATTCCGTGCGGAACATAAGCTGCTGCAAATTTCCCCGGCTTAGTTTCAATGAACTTGTCAGGGAAGGGAACGGCTAGCTTAGTTAGTTGAGTCATAGCTCTCCTTAATTTGTAATACATCTTCGACATAAGACACGGTTGGACATACCTCTAAGTGGGGGCAGTACCTACATTCCCAAGGCAACTCGTCTTCTGATTGAAAGGTTCCGTTCCAAGAACTCAATAAACCTATCGGTAGCAGACCAGTGTCTAAAACATTTTGCGCCATGTCCTTGTGCTGTTCTAAGAAGTATGCTGTCATCTGACTTAAAGATGCACCTGTGTCACTGATGTCATCGTGGATGTTGAACACCCATTCATACATGTCACCAGCTTTAGCGGAGTCCTTCCATTTTCCCGGCGTAGCATCAGTACAGACGTACACCATGTGGATGTAATGAACATCAAGAGCCAAAGCGTAAGCAGTTGCTTGGAATAGATGCTCCTCTTTGGGCATGTTGTCGTTACGTGCTTTACGAAACCCGTAGTTACGCATCGTTTTAATCTCTAAGATACGACGCTCTCCGCTTGGTGCCTTATACACACCATCAGTGTGACCAGAAGTTAAAGCATATGGAATACTTACTGGTATCTCACACTCAAAATCTCTGATCGCTTGTTTATCTGTAGCGAATGCTTCCTGAATGCAATCATGCAAGGTGTTACCTATTTCCCTCGCTACGAAACCATTGATTGCTTCATCCCCCTCGTATCTGATAGGCAATTGGAACCCATCAAAGATTTGTTTCCTGTCACATGAAGTGATACTGGAAATTCTGAGGAATGAACCATCAGCGGTTGGCTTGGGTTCAGGTACACGTACAAAATCACGAAGGACTAGTTCTGCAAGACTCATCGCTCTCCCTTTCCACGTGCAGTCTATCAGTTTCCTCGGGCCTCATCAATGCGGCGATCCCAATAATCTGATTCAGCAATCTCTCTAGCTTCGAGCATTTCTTCATATTCTTCTTCACTCAAATCTGCATACGGATCGTCGGGTGGGTCTATCGAAAAGTATTCCATTAATCTCTCCTTTGAAAAATTAGTGTGTCATCTTTTTTCGAGGTTCGTATTTTCATTCCACGCTTTTTGGCCTGACTAAACAAACTGATTCGCATACTTTCAAGCGTGCAATTAAAGTCAATGCCTTTAGTTATTTTCCAGATTTGTCCATCAAACCATTCATCGTATGGATACAGACATTCCTGCGGACCCCATTGAACGAACTCATAGTCTTCTAATATTTCTGCCATTAATCTTTCCTACTTTCATAATAAAATTCAGGCGTAGTTCGCCACATATATTGCGGACCAGCATGACGTTCTTTTCTTTCAGATAACCGAGTCTCTTGCCTACGACATGACTCGCAAACAACAGGTTCAATGACCCCTGTTCTCTGTGCTTGTTTCATTAACGGGCCAAGCAAACGAGCATTGTCTAAGACAATTCCCATCCACTTCAACTCGGCATGAACTTGATCGGTGGTCCATGAATACCACGGTCCCCGTCTAGCAGCCACTCGTTCTATTGCTTTTTTGGCAGCAAGTTTCTGGGATGGACGGGCTGATGCCTCGACCCGTGCCATCCCAATGTCACGTTGCTGCTTGCCTTCGTCAAGCTGTGACATGTTCTCCCTTACATATTGCAATCAGGGCTTCCGCAACTGCATTGATGAAATTATCGTCATCAAGATCAAGTTTCGCTGGGTTATCCTGCATGTGTTCTCTTATGTAGTAACCAATATCGTTTGATAACGTGTCAGTGACAATGCCTTCAACTTCGCCACTGTCTCGGATCACATCAGCAACGATGTCACCTACCATGTCGCAGAATCCGCTGTCATTAGCGAACTCTCCGACTTCTATTTCTACTGCTGCGTAGATACTCATTTGTTTTCTCCTTATTATTGAGATCTATTGAGATGAGGTAGCACCAAGGAGGGCAAAGTGCTACCCCATCTCAGGTCTAGTTAGCTACCAGAATCTTGGCAGCTTTCTCAGTCATCGGTAGCTTGCCGAACATGACGTTGGCTTGATGCCTACGGTCACGTTCTAGGTTGCTGTTCACACCCTTAACTGTTTTATCTTTCTGTTCCCATGCTTGAACAGCCATGAGTGCGCCCCACTTTGTGCTACGCACACCCCTTATGTCTTGATCTTCGTGGAAACGTTTATTTAATGCACGTCTAGTGTTAGCCCAACGAGTTTGTTGATTTCTGAAACCCTGTAGTGATAACTGTTTGCCAGTAACCACATCAGTTATTGCTTTCTCATACGATGGAGCAGGACCAATGAGATCAACAATAAGTTTGTTCCATTCCTCATCAACAAATAGTTGATTAGACATACGTTCAATCTGTTGCTTGTATGTCTCATGTCTTTCATAGCTATCACACAATGCTTCAACAGCTTCTTGCATCATGCCTTGCGGATCACCCATCTTCTTAAACTTGAAGACAGCGTTCTTATCCAAGATGTTTAGCTTGAAAGTATTGGCACACACAACAGCCCGTGCAGACTGAGTAGCAATCAATGGAATATTTTTGTCATGTCCGTTACCGATATTGAACATCGATTCAACTGTTGACCAACCCGGAATCTCTATGTCTTCCTTAAACTTTAGAGACACATAACCAACAGCACCGTTATCATAGGTACCAACTGATTCAATAGTCTCCACTAGCCCAGTGTCGATAAGCAATCCAGTTAAATCATCAGCCATGAACCGATGCTGAACTACCTGATATCGATTACTTACTTCAGCATGAGCATATGGATAGTTGACCATCTTCAAAACATTTCTGCCTTCAAGAACTTCTTCTACTCCATGATGCTCAATTAATATCGGGCTTCGTTCAACCTCAGACCAGTCAAAAGCCTCACGAGCTTTCTCCCAATCGATAGGTCCAACGTTACCCATCCCATGCCAAGCAGCCTTACGGTATAAGGCATGTTCAGCATCTAACTTTGTCATCCTATGTGACATTCTTTTCTCCTTTATATGTAATGAACATTGGATTAGGTTCTTTTGCTTTTGCAGCTAGCAAATTCCCTAAGTGTTGTATGAAAAGATCCCATCGACAAAAATCACATCCTCGATCTTTGCACCGGCTACACCACTCTTTCATTTTATTTCTCCTTTATTTAGATCTTCGGGAGAGGCTGAGGACTTAGCTGAATAGCACGTTTCAGCCCCTCCCTTTCTTGCGACCTTTCAGGAAATATTATACCAACAATAAATCCAAAACCTCCTTCGAGGCTGGGTTTATGCAGGATTAAGCCTCCGAAAGGTCACGTCCTGTTCACTCTAGTTCAAAGAGTTTGTTCCTCTCACCAAAAGCTTTATCGAGTTCGTCTAAGAACATCACACAATCTTCTGGTTCAAGAACAGCTTCAGCTACGACCACAATTATGTCGCCAATCTCTTTACCAGCAGATAAAATTCTGGTTTCGAGTTTGTCGAAGGCTGTATCAACTGCACCTTGTACTTCTTCAAAGACATCGGTCATTGTTATTCTCCTTTGTGGAAGTGATCC